CTTTCAAGCTTATTGCAAAGCTCAACAGCCGCCGGCATGATGATTTCGTCCAACTGATCCAACTGCAAGACTTCCTCGTTCATTGTCCATTCCAGCGGAACAGTAAGGCGGTCTTGAACCGTACAAGGAGCCTGACCAGCAATGATGTCATTAAACAGCCCCGTAATATCACCGTCAGATGTCTCAACGGCCCGGTACTGATGGCCTCTTTTGACGAAGATGGTATCACCGCGAGCCGCGGTAAACTGCCCCTCGACCAACGTGGTATTTATTCCCTTGCTTAGGGTCCGTAGCAGATCAAAGGTCTTGAGAAACCTTCTAATTACTACGGTACTGGTATTGCTGACTAAATTGTTATCTGCCATGTTCTTGTCCTCTTATTTTATTTATTATACATATAAGCGCCGGGGGCTGTTTCCACCTCATCATCAGCGGATTTACCGGAGGATTTAATAATTCCCCCTCCAATATCACCATCCAGAGCGTCTGTTTGTTCGTGATTTAGTTGTCTTACGACTACACTAGAATTTAGCTCACCCAACAGCATTAAAGCCTCGTTAGCGGATCTCTCTGTTTTCTTCTTCGCCAATGCAATAATTTTATCGATCTCATCTGGGTTTTTATGTGCCCGTTTGATAATCAAATGAGAATTGCTGCAATTAGATACGAGAAAATCTCTAGCCTCTTTAGAATATTTCTGAATAAAGTGGGCCTCGCTATCAGCATAATCCTTAATCTTATAGGTATCGCTAAACTGCTGTGCTTTTTCAAAATGCGCTTCTTCCTTCGCGGCAAAATCGGACTCGACATCCCTCTTCTTTTCGACTTCTGCCATTCTCGCCTCAACTCTTGAGTCAAGTTCTTTGTTTTGCTTGTCTTTAACAGCCTTATCATAGTCCCCTAAGGCTTTCTTATAGTCGGCGCCATCCTCAAACCCATCATAATCTATCGGATCGGGAACCACTAAATCAGGCTCCTTCCCTTCTACCTGGTTGGTAGAATCCAAATGATTGACGGTTTCTTGAAATTTAAGGCGTTCTTCCAGTTCCGCGATTTTCCCTTTATCCACGGTCCTGTTCTTATCCATCCTTGCAATAATCTCATTTTTAATCTTGAGCTTACTTTTTCTTTTAGCTTTGCCAGTGGCTGGCTCATCGGTGGACAATCCAATCTCAACTTCCTGCACTTGAGACTCATCACCTTCGCCCTCTTCACCGCTATTTTCTTCTTCGGGATTCTCCTCATCAATGTTGTCCTGCTCGGCATCCTGATTCGATGCAGGGGCTTGATCAGGGGTGGTCTCATCATCATCTTCCCTAATGATTCCATCTTTATAAACATAATCAGCAGGGGCTCCTGGAGTCTTGCCGGAAAGCTGATTTGTAACTCTATCTTCAAGTTGCTTTTTTTCAATGGTCTCTTGTGCACTCATAATAAACCTCTCATTTAGATTTGGGTTTGTATTCTCAATTTAAAGTCTCGGCGACTGGTTGTTCTTCTAATACTGGTGGTTCTTCTAATACGACAGGAGGGGGAGTAACAGGGATGGTATTGAATAAGTTAATTCCCTTCTCCTGCAATTCAGCTAAAGCCTGTATGGTATCAATGGTTGACTTTTTTCGGTCGATACCGATTTCGGTCAAAATCTTTAATTTTTCTGACTCTTTTTTCTTAGCATCGGCTAGTTTTTGCTCTACGCCTGCAGAAAGATTCTTGCCCTCTGCAACCTCTTTAAATGCAGCGGCTTCCATGTATTTATCTTGAGAGCTCTTATTACCCTTCTTAGCTTCGATGGCTTGAAGGACTACGGCTTTCTCCTCTTCGTTCTCTGGTGGAATCATCTGGGCTATCAAAAGCTGATTCCTGACAAATTTCTTGGTGTTCTGGCTGACATTTGGAAGCTCTTGGATCAACTCACCAGCAATCAAGGGAGCCATAGCTCTGAGGGCAGGAATTTTATCCGATAACAGTAAGAGAGCCTTCTTATGTTCAATAGAGGCTTCCCTTTCAGTCTCGAATTGAGGCCCGGCAGAAGCATAGGTGGAGAACCTTTTCCCATTAATGGCGTGTTGTTCGACCAGCTGGCCTATATCATCATCAAACTCAGTAGAAATGATGGAATGCATTGATTCCGTTCCATCCTCTTTCATCAGCATGATTTCCCTGCGATTCGCATAAACATCATTAGCCAGGCTTTTGTATATCTTACCCATCCACACCACTCCGGTCTTAATATTGTCCTGCATCGGCTGAGTAGTCTTGTTGATCTGCTTAATCATGGCATTGATGGCTTTGCCAGAACTGTTCGGATCAATCGTATCCTGTGGCATTGCCCCGGTGACTTCTTTTATATAAGAGGATGCGGCTTGGACAAGTAACTGACTGGCTTGGGATACCTGGGGAGCAGGCAGAAATCCCACATCGGAGGGGCTGAGGGGATTCCCCCCTGCATCTTTGGCTTTTATCCGCAAAAACGGGGCATTAGTTAAATCTTTCCACTCATCCTGAAACTCTGGGGGAACCATTTCCTCTGTAACAATCGGAATTGAGCTATTCTGTCCTCCTGCTACCTCAGTCCAAGATGACAACTGAACATTAAAAGCCTGTTGGGCGTTTATTAATTTTCTGGGGATGCCATAATACCATTCAAGCCCATCCGTAAACCCTCGCTTGGCATAAAATGGGGCAATTGGGATAATGTCGCCTGATATCTTTTCGGGGTCCTTGAGGAATTCGGCCCCGCTGAAGACACTCTTCTTAACAATGTACGGATGGGTTATCTCCATGGTCTCGAAGACCATTAATTTGTCGCGTTTTAGTTCATTTTCCCTTAATTTATGTTCTTCTTCCGCGAAAACCTCAGATTTTTTAGTCCTCAAGTTGGAATAGATATAGTTCTTCTGGTCAGTCCTGATTCGGTCATACCTTGTAGCAATATGGATGGTATCAGGCTGGGAAGATGAATAATTATCGAACTTACGGTCTTCAGGGTCGAACACAGAAATAAATTTCTTGCCCGGGTAGGCTGTTTCAAATTCGTCTTTTGTCCATGGCGCCAGGACCGTACACCGGATAGCATCATCCTTGTTCTGTTTCCTTAATGCGCCAGGGTTGAAGAATACGCAATTAAACCCATTGGCGATTAAAGAAAAGTGAATTCTTCGGTGCTTCCTCATTACCGATATAGGGTCAGCCTCATCCTCGGCATAGGTGCTAAGCTTCACATATCCCACCCCGCAAGTAAAAGCTTCAAGCACAGCATTATCGAGGGCTTCTTTTCCCCCGTTCTGCATAAAATCTGTTCTATATAGGTTGTTTAATAACTTCGTGTCGTCTTCGGATGTTTCGGTATCAGCCGCCCGGTAATCAACACCAACCCTGTTTGTGTTCCAATCCGACAAGGCAACATTTACAGCAGGGCTGATCAAATCATATTCACCTTCAACCCGTTGATATCCATACGAAAATTTAGAGGCTATATCTCTGTCACCATCCCCATCAGTTCCACCAGGAGAATTCCAGTCACTACCATAACCATCCTCCCACTGTCCCCCTGTGACATTCGTTACCCTGAAATCCCTATTAGCCTGATCCCTTAGCTCTGTATTAATAGTCGCATCGTTAAAGATTTGCGTTTTATATGTACTCAACAGAGTGGCAGCCTTATCACTCATAGTTTTTTCTGCTTCTATCTGTTCATCCATCTAACACCCCTTTTCTTGGGTCCAAGCGGTAGTGCTTTTACGGGCTTGGAAATATTAGACATCTTCATTGATTGCATTGCACTATCAGCAAGATTTGGGGACTTTATCTTTAAGGAATTCCTCATCTCATCCTTGCTCATTATTTGAATTTTGCCATTCCCGTTAGATTTTTTAGGTATTCGGCAAACTTCTGAACGAAACTGCTCCATACATTTGATATCTGATGACACGCTGATTAATTCATCCGGGTTGATGTACTCCTTTTTTACTACAGCCCTATAGGTTGCATAAAATCTATCCCGCAGGCGAATGTAATATTGGGCTCGTTTATTTCTAAATATCTCAGCATTTTTTTTAGATTGCATTCTTTCAAGGTGTGCATCTTGCTGGTAAATCTGGTTAGGGAATTCGGGAGACTCCGACCCCTTAAACATTACAGCCTCTATATTCTTCCCCTCTAAAGCCTGAGCCACCTGTCTCCGGAGAGACACCCCCAGACCATCACAGTCCCAAGTGAAAACATCAGCATTGTTTTGGATTGCATAATCAGTAGCCCAATCGCACCCGTCGTTGACATCTATCCCAGTTTTCTCCTGAACGTCCAAGAATACAGAGCCATGTCTGTAAACCAGTCCTTTTGCGTCTGCTCCTAAGTCCGAGGGGTCATGGGAAACTATCTTGAGCCCCTGCGGCTTAAATC